TGGGATTGCAATCACTCTGGAGAAGCAAGGGTCACAACATTCGTGTTTCGCTAAAAAGTGGCAGAAAGATATGGCTTTAACCGCTGTCCATTAACCTTGAATGTAGTATACGTTGTATGATCACGAATTTCAATCGTTCCATATGGAAACACTTGAACAACTGTAAAAGGACCAGACCATCGTGTTCGCAACTTCCCAGGGAAAAGTTTCAGCCGAGAATTAAACAAAAGAACTTGCTGGCCAATATAAAACTCACGACGAAGAATATGTTGATCCTGAAATGTTTTGGAGACTCACGCCCTTCCAAACATCAATGAAGGTTCTCTCCTTCAATGAAGCCCACAAGGAAGAGGTTAAGCACGATCTTTGGAGGGCATGGCACACGGGGGTATTCTCTCGGGAAGATTACAAGCTTCCCAAGTACGAAACGCTATTTCCTCCGCCCAAACCGAAGCTACCGCCTAACGAAACCGCCCGTGAACGGGGGTTGCGACTGAAAGCGGAATTGCTGGCGGCTTTCCCGCCGCGAAGTCAGCCGTTATCTTCCTGATTTGGAGCTTAAGCCTGTGTGTGTAAGAGTATGCACATACGCAACCTCCCGCAGCCAGAGCCATGGAACCAAGGAAGAGGTATATAGCTGAACGGCTCGCGTCCACCTCCCCCGCCCATCCATGCAAGAAAGTTACAATTCCCGCAAGCGCGAGAATGAAACCAACGGCATGGAACCACAATGTTGTTGTTTTCTGTCCCATAGGCGAAGAATAAACCCCTCTCCTTCCCGATACAATAAGCAGGTGATTGATGCCCAAAAAGAAACCCATCCCTCATGCCGTTATCGTTGATGGGAAAGAATATAAATGTTATTTCGAATATGACACATATGGCGAGGTTCGGACGCGGCATGGATCAGACCCGGATTATCTGAACCCCCCGGTTCTTCTGGATTTCGTGGAGGCTGGATTGAAAGCCAAGAACCCGGAATTGACCCGTGAGGTTATCGCCAAGGCAAGGCCCCCGATGATTCCAGCCGCCTTAGCCGTGAAGGACGCTATCCAAGAACTCTACTATGGGGCAATCGATCCCACAGAAGAGGAAGACGAAAAGCCGAAGACCTAACCCGAACCCCGAGAGGGCTTATTAGTGGCAGACGCAAATCTTAGAATTGGCATTCACACTTCTGATGCGGAGAGGGATGCCAAGAAGCTCGTTAAAGAACTTAACGACATTCAGAATGCGGCTGATAAGCTCTCTGATGGGGCTGAATTTCATATCGACACTACGGGGGTGGACTCTCAAACAAGGGTGGTGAAAAAGAGCCTTAAGGATATCGGGGACGAAGCTAAAAAGGTTTCGGACACACCGATAGACATAAAGGTTGACACCCAAGGGCTTGAGGATTTCAACGCTACCGTCAAGCGGACCCTGAACGAGATTGTTGAGCGGGGAAAGAATACTAAAGTCCCGATCAATTTTGACACAGAGAACACTTCCAACATAGCAAATGATCTTGTTGACAAGCTCAAGGATGAGATTGACCGGAACCTTGAGCGGGGAATCAGTGTCGAAACCTCTCTGAAGATCATCACCGAAGCCGCCGAAGCTGAGATTGATCGGATTATGCGGGAGGTGGAATCCGAGTCCGCTTCCATTCCCGTATCGGCAGACACGAGAAAGGCCAAGGAAGAGGTAAGGCAGCTTCGGGATGAGTTGGGGAAGGTTCGGGGGGCAAATCCGAAGATTGAGGTTGATGTTGATGCATCAGGCGTTGACCAGCTTGCGGATTCCCTTAGTGGGGCATCCTCCGCCGCTGACGATGTTAAGAAAAGTTCGGATTCTGCGGCGGCATCGCTGAAGAAGATTGAAGATGCGGCGGAAAGGGCTGCGAAGTCCGCTGATAATTTTTCAGCTTCGATGCGAAATTTGATGATGAGTGATGAGTTGCTTGAAGTCCTTGGGGAAGGGCTTCTCACCGTCGCAACATCTATCGTTACTGCAATTACCGCTTTTGAGGATTATGAGGATGCAGTTGAAGCGGCAACGGGTTCTAGTGAATCCGCCGCTGTTGCTATGGGCATGTTGGAAGAGTTTGCCCTAAACACATCTGCCTCCCTGGAGGATGTTGTGGGGGCGTTCGTCGCCCTTCGAACAAATGGTTTGGAGGCAAGCCGCTCATCTCTTGAGGCATACGGTAACGTTGCCGCTGGTCTTAATTTGACAATGACAGAGATGGCAGATGCCGTTGGAGATGCGGCGGCACGAAACTTCAGCAAGTTGAACGAGACACAGCTAAAAGCCAAAGAGAGCGGCGACAAGGTAATTTTTACATACCATGGAGTCTCAACAACGGTGGACAACACCAGCAAGGCCATTGCTGGATTCATCAAACAGATGGGCAATACCGAGTTTGCCGGGAAGATGGCCGACCAAGCCAACGGGGTAACGGGTGCCTTTGAGGAGATGCAGGAAGCTTGGTTGAAGTTTTCTCGGCAGATTGGTGAGGGTGGGGTTGACCAAGGATTGCAGAGCTTCCAGCGTTCAATGGCTGAAGCTCTGAAGATAGGGGCGGAATTAGCGAACCTTCTTGGTAACTGGCTTGGGGCTGAACTTGCCGGATTTGGCAACTTCATTGTCACAACGGTAAGGGAAGTGAATGCTCTTATCCAAGCGTTCAGAGACCTTGGCAGTGCGATCATGAGTATCCCCATTATTGGCAGGGCTATATCTGGAGCCAAAAGCCTTTTAGAAACATACGCCCCAAATCTCATGGTGCCGCAGGATTTGGAAAGCAAGCCTGAGGACCCCGGAAAGCCTGTTCCGGGAAGGACCGCTTTCGGTTCTGATACGGAGACCGCGAGAAAAACCAGAAGTGGGGGAGGGAAAAGCGAAGCACAGCGGCAACAGGAGTCGTTTGAAAAGCAGTTCTCCGCCAACGACAAGATGATTCACACTCTCGGAATGATGAATGATGCATACGACAAGGGGAGAGTCGTTGTTGCTTCCACGCGAAATGAGATAGAGGACACTACGGATAAAATCCAACTTATGTCTCAAGTTGGAGAGAAGAACGTTGACGCCATTATGGATCAGAAGGCGGCAATGAAGGGGCTTAAAGAGTCTTTGGCTTACAAGGGAGAAGTGCTAGACCAGCAAGAAGCCATCATGCAAACCGTTCAATTGGCGGAGGCTCAAAAGCATGGATCGGGAGCGGTTAAGGACGCACAAGCCAGCATAGAGGCTTACAATACTGCGGTTCAGTTTGGTGTGATTGGCTCAAAGGATTTGGTTGCCGAGCTTGAAGAGCTTGCTCGTGCTGCCATTACGGCAAACGACAATCTGAAGTTCGAACAAAGCATGGCTGGCTTTGACAGGCAGATTGAGTCAGCCGCTAAGATGGCAACAGCACTTCGGGAGGGTGGACCCGCTATCCGGGAAGCCGCGTTTGAGCAAGCCGTTTATGCCCAAGCCGTTTCTGATGGTGTTGAGGAGGACGAAGACCAAGTTAACGCCATTCGGGAAAAAATGCAGGCTCTTAGGGACTTGCAAGATGTTCAGCGTTCAGACGAACGGGCAATGAATGTCGGGCTCGATATCGAACAGATGCAGCGGGAACTTGCCGTTTCCCGGTTGACCGGAGAAGCCCGGTTCATTGAAGCCGCTCGTGTCGATATGCTGATGCAGAAGAAGCGAGAGCTTAAGGACGTTACAGCCGAGTTGACAGCCGAAGAGCTTGCACAGGCCGATGCCTTGGGGCGGGTTCAGTATCAATCGCAAAGCGCAGGGAATGCCCTTCTCGATCTTGCGGAACGGTACGGTGATGTTAACAAGCAGATGGAGAACGTTGCTTTGGGTGGGGCTCTTGCCCTTGAAGACAGCTTGGTTGATATCGTCACGGGTGCCAAAACAGCCCGTGAGGCATTCGCGGATTTTGCCCGAACCGTTGCAGAACAGATGATGAGAGCGGCAATCCAAATGGCAATCATCAGGCCCCTTCTCATGGGCTTGGGCGGCATGTTTGCCGGGGGTGGCGTCATGACCGGTTCAGGCCCCATGTCCCTCCCCATGTATGCCAAGGGCGGCGTTATGTCCCCGCTTGGGGATGTTCCTTTAAAGACATACGATACGGGGGGAATCGCCAACTCTCCTCAAATGGCAATCTTCGGGGAAGGGAAGATGCCAGAGGCTTATGTGCCTTTGCCGGATGGAAGGCGAATCCCCGTTAAGATGGAAGGTGGGGGAGGCGGAGGCGGGAACGCTCTCGCCATCACGAATAATATTAATGTTAATATGCCTCAAAATGCGACAAGGGAACAGGGTGAGCAATTCGGGGACGCCATCGCAAGGCAGGTTGAGGACGCGATGAATGCTAACCTGATGAAACAGCAAAGACCGGGCGGCTTGCTTGATCCCTATGGATACGGAGTCGGATAATGCCACGCCCAACATTCCCAAACATTCCGCCCAAGTTCTCCCCCGAGAATGAGGAGATTATCAGGAACACAACGGTTCAATTCGGGGACGGGTATGATTTGGTTGTCGGGGACGGATTGAATCCGATCAGAGCAACCAAATCCCTTGATTGGGAGCCCATAAGCTATCAGCAAATGGCCCAAATCATTTCCTTCCTAAGAGGCAGGGTTAATGGGGAATGGTTCTATTACCATTTGGATGAGGACCCAAACCGACCACGGAAATTCATTTGCGAGCGTTGGAGATATGGCAGGGTGCGGGACACCTTGGATTTGTGGTACGTTAAGGCTGAATTTAAAGAAGTTTTTCGAACTGAGACGTAACCAATGCCCATTGAGTCAACAGTCCAAAGGCTTTCCCCCGGCGCTCAAGTCATTCTGTTTGATCTTGATATGTCAGCCATCGGCGGGGGTGTGTTCAGGTTCATTCAAGGGACCATCAATGACGCCCCCGTAAGATGGAAGGGCAACGTTTACACAGCCGTTCCCATTGAGGCGAGTGGATTTGAATGGAACGGGCAAGGCTCCCTCCCAACGCCACGGCTTTCTCTTGGCGTTATCACCATAGCCTTGGCCGCTATCCAGTCCTTTGATGATCTTCGCGGGTGTCGGGTTGTCAGGTGGCGGACATTCGCCCAATACCTTGACGGAATGCCGGAAGCCGACTCCTCATATCACTTCAGGCCAGAGGTGTATTACATTGAGCGTAAAACTTCGCTAAATACGCGGAAAAGAACGGTTGAATGGGAGCTTGCGGCGGCGAGCGATCTTCACGGGCGATCAATCCCCCGCCGCGTGGCTCTCCGCAATGTCTGCCCCTTCACGTATCGACAATGGCAGGGAACAACCTTCTCGTACTTCAATGCCACGTGCCCTTACAACGGTTCCCGGATGTTCACGAGAACCGGAAACCCTACGGGCGATCCTGCCCAAGATGTTTGTGGAAAGGCATTTTCAGATTGCCAGAAGAGATTCGGAGTCGGGAATCCTCTACCCTATGGGGGTTATCCGGGCGTGGGGAGAGTCCGTTAGGAGTCTTCCTCGATCCATTCCCGCAAGCGGTTGAAGCCATCAGGGCTCACGCCATGGCATGTGCGCCCAACGAGTCCTGTGGCTTCATCATGCGGGATGGGACTTATCAGCTTTGTCGGAACGTCTCACAGGACCCGCAAAACAGTTTTGCCATGCATCACGACGATGTAATGGCATACTTGGATGATTCGGCGGCATATGTCCATAGTGAGTGCTACACATCCGAAGACATAGATAAATCAGACGGGGTGGACTCGGGCGGGATATCCGCAGCGGACATGGAGCATCAATGGGCCATGGGAATCCCGCTTGGAGTTTGTAAAGTCTTGGATGGATGGGCAAGCCAACCGTACTTTTACGGGGATGATTTACCCCCTGTTCCTCTGATTGGAAGGCCCTTTGTCAACGGGATTTGGGATTGCTATTCCGCGATAAGGGACGTTTACAGACAAGACGGTTTCGGTCTCATCTCCCCTCACTACGG